GCTGCGCCAGCAGGGGGAAACGTACCAGAGGAAATTACGCGATGCGCTTAAAAATGATGAATGCGCTAATCGCGCTATGCCTAATGCTGCTCTTAAGCTCCTGCGCCCGGACACAAAATCCAGCCCCGCAACAGGTGGTGCTGTTACCCCCTGAGTCTGTATTCACCCCATGCGAGCAACCACTATTGTCCGGCGATACATGGGGTGATGCGCTGAGCTACACGCTGGCGCTGCAAACAGCATTATCAATCTGTGCCGGCCAAGTGGCCACGCTGAACCAATGGCGGGTTTCCATCGGGAGATAGACATGGGGAGAAAAGCTCCGACACCACCTCCATACAAACCTGGGGATAAAGTTGTGCGGCCAGCACCACCACCTCCGCCGCCAAAACCAAGATAGGCATTGCAGGTGGCATTCACTGAGTGCCACCGAGAATGCTATAAATACCATTTACAACAAATGGAATGCATGCAGATGGCTAAACCTGAAGAGCCTTACCGGTTGTTAAAAGTGGAAAGTTATGTTGCGAATAGTACCTCAGGAAAAAGAGGGAAAATCCACATTCGTCCCTTACCGGGGCAATGGGCGGGTGCTCATCTGGCCGTAGAGTGTTCAAAAAAACTTTCTGATCCAAAAATCTATCCTGTTGGTAGTCAATTTGAGATTACTGCTAAGTTAACGGATAGAGAGGATGGTGGGGAGTATATTTACAGTAGCTTTCGATGGAAATTCAAACAGATTAAATAGCCGCCTCTGGGCTGTTTTTTATTGCCCATCACAAAGCGCCCATAAGGACGCTGTGTAATGCGCAAAGCAAAGTCACCTCGTAATCCCGGCTCGCTGTGGGGGTAACGGTGGTGGCTTTTTTATCATCACCGTCATTACCACCCAGAAAGGAGAGCCGATGTTCAAATATGAATTGGGACAGACAGCCATAACGACCACAGGCGAGACGTGTTCTATTCTGGGGCGCGCTGAGTACAGCAACGAACCGAACATGTATCTTCTGAGCTGGCCATCGGATAACGGCACAACGGCGCAGATCTGGTTCAAAGAGGACGAGTTAACCCCAGTTGCATCAATGCCTGAGCCTTCCTCATAGGCAGCAATACAGATGGCTCTTGTGAGAACCATCGATAATGCACCACATCCAATCTGCATTTCAAAAGGTACTCCCGAGGGGGCACCCCAGCCACGGGGCGGCGACCTCGCGGAAAACGGCTAGTTTTTCACATTTCATTGACATCATCATCATCTGTTAACTCAATTGTTTTTCTTGATGATTTTTTTCGAGGATGTCGAATTGTATGAAAAGTGTTCATCATCATGGATAAAGAACTGGAAAACGTCCGACTGAATCTGAACCAGCTCGCGGCAATTACCGGTGCGCACAGGCAAACCATTGCAGCACGTCTAAAAAATGTCGAACCCGCACCCGGCAGTAATGCCAAATTGAAACTTTATACCCTACCGGATGTGTTATCGGAGTTGGTGAAGATTGCACCGGTGGCTGATGTTGATGAAATGCTGCCGCCCGATCGCAAAGCCTGGTTTCAGTCAGAACGTGAAAGGCTCAAATTTGAGCAGGAAACGAGCGACTTAATTCCGGCTGCAGAAGTCGCCCGCGAGTTTTCAGCAATGGCAAAAGCGATGGTGCAGGTGCTGGAAACATTACCGGATATCTTGGAGCGTGATTGCGCGTTGTCACCATCAGCTGTTTCTCGGGTGCAGTCCATCATTGACGATCTGCGTGATCAGATAGCGTTGAAAGTTATGCAAGCGAATACAGAGATCGAGGAGGAAATGCCCGAGGAGGATTAATGGTCGCACAGGCATCAGCTGCAGAAACCCGGCGGCACATGGCTGGTATTATTCAGGCACCGCGCCGAATGCCGGTTGCTGAAGCTGTTGAAAAATTTATGCGTGTGCCGATGGGGGCGGGCAACTCTGTCAAGTGGGACCCGAGTGTAGCACCTTATGTTATTGAGCCAATGAACTGCCTGGCATCGCGTGAATACGATGCGGTGATTTTCGTCGGTCCAGCCCGTACAGGTAAAACGATCGGCCTGATTGACGGCTGGATTGTTTACAACATCGTGTGCGACCCCGCCGATATGTTGGTGGTGCAAATCTCGGAAGAGAAAGCGCGTGAGCACTCTAAGAAGCGTCTGGCGCGGACATTTCGCGTGAGCCCTGAAGTAGCCAAACGACTCAGCCCGCGTCGTAATGATAATAACGTGCATGACCGTACATTTCTGGCTGGAAATTATCTAAAGCTGGGCTGGCCATCAGTCAATATCATGTCATCCTCAGACTATAAGTGCACCGCCCTGACTGATTATGACCGTATGCCTGAGGATATCGATGGCGAGGGTGACGGTTTCACGCTTGCGTCAAAACGTACCACAACGTTTATGAGCGCCGGTATGACTCTGGTAGAGAGTTCTCCGGGCCGCGATATCATTGATTCAAAATGGCGTCGCCGTTCTGAGCATGAGGCTCCGCCAACGACGGGCATTCTCTCCCTGTTTAACCGAGGGGACCGACGTAAGTGGTATTGGAAATGCCCGCATTGCAGTGAACATTTCCAGCCGATCATGGAGGTGATGACTGGTTACCGCGAAATCCCTGATCCAGTAAAGGCCAGTGAGTCAGCGTATATGTGTTGTCCTCATTGCAGCGGCACAATAACGGCAACCCAGAAGCGGACTTTGAACCAGACTGGTGTATGGCTGCGAGAGGGGGAAACGATTGACTCGGACGGTAAGCGAGCAGGGGAACCGCGCCGCTCTCGTATAGCGTCGTTCTGGATGGAAGGTCCTGCAGCGGCATATCAAACCTGGTCACAGCTCGTTTATAAGCTGCTCACCGCAGAACAAGATTATGAGGCTACAGGATCGGAAGAAACGCTCAAGGCGGTAATTAATACCGACTGGGGACGGCCGTACTTGCCGCAGTCGGCAACCGAACAGCGAAAATCGGATGCACTGATGGCGCGGGCGGAGGCTGTCACGAAGCGCGCGGTTCCCGAAGGGGTTCGCTTCCTGGTGGCTACGGTGGATGTTCAGGGCGGGAAAAATCGTCGGTTTGTCGTGCAGGTCATGGGATACGGCGCACATGGCGAGCGCTGGCTGGTGGATCGCTACAACATCAGGCAATCGATGCGGTTCGATAAGAACGGCGAAAGCCTGCCGGTTGATCCGGCCGCTTATCTTGAAGACTGGGATTTATTGCGTACGGATGTGCTGGATAAATGCTGGCCATTGGATAAAGACCCCAGCGTAAAAATGCCTGTACTTGCCATGGCCGTTGACTCCGGCGGTGAGGACGGTGTAACGGGCAATGCGTACGAATTCTGGCGCAAGTGTCGCCGGGATGGAGTGCAGAAGCGCGTTTATCTCTTCAAGGGCGACAGCCAAGCCCGCAGCAAGTTGATCAGTAAAACATTCCCCGATAATACAGAACGTTCAAACCGGCGCGCGCAAGCGCGTGGGGATGTACCGCTTTACCTTTTGCAAACCAACGCGTTGAAAGATCGGATTAATAACGCGCTGCTGCGCGGTACGCCGGGGGCTAACTATGTTCATTTCCCCGACTGGATCGGTGAATGGTTTTATGACGAACTGACGTATGAAGAGCGCGGTCCAGATGGAAAGTGGAAAAAACCGGGCCGCGGCGCCAACGAAGCATTCGACTTGATGGTCTACGCCCAGGCACTGGTGATCTTGCGAGGTTACGAGAAGATTAAATGGGAGAAGCCACCACCATGGGCAGAACCATTTGAATATTCAGCCTCCCCGTTACCTGCAACAAAACCAGTATCCCGCCAAAAAACAATACGTGAAACCGAACAAAAAGACCCCGCCGGCGCTGAAGGAAAAACTTCGGCGTGGGCACCCATTAATTCTTCAGGAGGGTGGCTATGAATCAGGCCGATATCGAAAACATGATCCAGAGCTACGTGGCGGCGGAAAAGGCGGTTCTGGAGGGGAAGTCGATCACGTTTAACGGCCAATCGATGACGATGGAAAGCCTATCAGAAATCCGCAAAGGGCGGGCGTACTGGGAGCGAAGGCTAAGTGATCTGATCGCATCGCGTCGTGGGCGGCCGATGTACAAAGTGGCGAGGTTCCCATGAGTTTTATCGACGATGTGATCGGCATTCTCTCACCGGCATGGAAAGCTGGTCGGCTGCAAGCCCGCTATAAGATTGCTGCCTATGAGGCGGTAATGCCGACGCGAACCCATAAGGCGCGCAAGGAAAACCGCAACGCCAATCAGTTGACGCAGTTTGGTGGGCGCTCCTTGCGAGAACAGGCCCGATGGCTGGATAACAACCACGATCTGGTGATCGGCTTGCTGGACAAGATGGAGGAAAGGATTGTCGGTGCGCGCGGCATCATCGTTGAGCCCCAGCCACTCCTGCTAACGGGGGCGGTGGCGGATGATCTGGCCAAGGAAATTCGAGCCGCATGGGCGGAGTGGTCCGTGGCGCCCGAAGTCACCGGGCAATATACCCGCCCGGTAATGGAGCGGTTGTTGGCACGTACCTGGCTGCGGGACGGCGAAGTGTTTTGTCAGATGGTTCAGGGAAAAGTCGCGGGCTTGACCCCGCAGGCCGGCGTGCCATTTTGGCTTGAAGCCCTGGAGCCTGATTTTGTGCCTTTGGACAGTAATGACAGCGGGAAAGGGCTCTGTCAGGGGATTTTCCTGAATGCCTGGGGCCGACCAACCAAGTACCAGGTCCATAAATCTCTGACCACCTCAGGGATAGCATTAGGTGATACCAAGGAGATCAGCGTCGAAAACATGCTGCACCTGAAATTTGTGCGTCGTCTACATCAGATCAGGGGTAACAGTTTGCTCTCCGGGATCCTTGTTCGCCTCAGTGCGCTGAAGGATTACGAAGATGCCGAATTGACCGCGGCACGTATTGCCGCCGCGCTTGGTATGTACGTGAAAAAAGGCGATGGCCAGTCGTACGATGGGGATAACACACCTGATGATGATCGAGAAATGGATATCGTCCCAGGCATGCTCTTTGATGGGCTTCAGCCGGGTGAAGAAATCGGCATGATCAAGTCGGATCGCCCCAATCCCAACCTTGAAAACTTCCGTAATGGGCAGCTGCGGGCCGTATCTGCCGGTAGTCGCGGCAGCTACTCCAGCATTGCGCGGGATTATAACGGCACCTATTCCTCCCAACGGCAAGAGCTGGTGGAGTCATTCGAAGGTTACAACATTCTGCAGGACTCATTCGTTGCCGCGATATCTCGGCCGAATTACCGAAACTGGCTACAGATGGCAATCACCTCTGGCGTGATAAAAACACCGGCCGATCTCGACATGAAATCACTGTTTAACGCCGTGTATAGCGGTCCGGTGATGCCGTGGATTGACCCGCTGAAAGAGGCCAATGGCTGGAAAGTGCAGGTGCGCGGTGGTGCAGCAACAGAAAGCGACTGGATCCGTTCTCGCGGTGCAAATCCATCTGAAGTTAAGCGCCGGCGAAAAGCAGAAATAGACGAAAACAACAAGCTGGGGCTGGTGTTTGATACCGATCCCGCCAACGACAAAGGAGGCACCAGTGCCGAAGCAACGAAACAGGGCGAGTCATCGTCCGAAAGCGAACGCCGGAAAAAATAACTCCTGGTTTCGCATGCAGGCCAAGGCCAACAGCTCCGCCGATATCTACATCTATGACGAGATCGGCTACTGGGGGATCACGGCCAAGCAGTTTGTTAAAGATTTGCAGGCACTGGGCGACATTACCCAAATTAACCTGCATATCAACTCCCCGGGTGGCGATGTATTTGACGGCATCGCCATTTTTAATGCTCTGAAAAATCATGGTGCCGCGATCACTGTACATATTGACGGCCTGGCGGCTTCCATGGCGTCAGTGATCGCGATGGTCGGCAACCCCGTCATCATGCCGGAAAACACCATGATGATGATCCACAAACCCTGGGGCTTCGCCGGCGGCGATGCTAACGACATGAGAAATTACGCCGACTTGCTGGATAAAGTCGAGAACGTGTTGATCCCGGCCTATGTCGCTAAAACAGGAAAGTCGGCAGATGAAGTCGCCGCCATGCTTGACGATGAAACCTGGATGGATGGCAAAGAATGCCTCGCTCTAGGTTTTGCTGATCAGGTCACTCCCTCTCTGCAGGCCATGGCCTGTATTCATTCCAAACGCATTGAGGATTTTGAAAAAATGCCAAATTCTATCCGTAACCTGATCACCCCGCCGCGTAACAGCACGATTCCAGCTCCGCAGCCTGCGCCACAACCAGCACCGTCCGCACCTGAAAATAGCGTGGATGCTGCCGCGATCCGTGCGCAGGTGGTGGCAGAACAAAAGGCCCGTGTGACCGATATCAATAACCTGTTTGCCATGTTTGGCGGCAAGCATCAGGAGCTGCAGGCGAGCTGCATCGCTGATATTGATTGCACCGTCTCCGCGGCAAAAGACAAATTGCTTGAAATGCTGGGTAAAGGGACAACCCCGTCAGACAAAATCGCGATCGGCGCCCAAGCGCATATCAGTAACGGGAACATTGTTGGCGATGGTGTCCGCCAGATGTTGATGGCCCGCGCCGGCTATGAAGAGCGTGACAACAGTAATGCCTATAACGGTATGACGCTGCGCGAGTTGGCGCGTATGTCGCTGACCGAGCGCGGGATTAGCGTTTCGACGTTAAACCCGGTTCAAATGGTCGGTTTGGCGCTGACACACAGCACCTCAGATTTTGGCAACATTCTGCTGGATGTGGCGAATAAGTCGATTCTGCAGGGGTGGGAAGAAGCTGCCGAAACGTTTGAACAGTGGACCAAAAAAGGCCAACTTTCAGACTTTAAAACCGCGACCCGCGTCGGCCTGGGTGGGTTCCCGTCGCTGCGGCAGGTACGTGAGGGGGCCGAGTACAAGTACGTTACCACCGGCGATCGCGGTGAAAAAATTGCACTGGCCACCTATGGGGAAATTTTCTCTATCACCCGCCAGGCCATTATCAACGACGATCTCAACCAACTGACGGATGTGCCGATGAAGATGGGCCGCGCGGCAAAAGCGACGATCGGCGATCTGGTTTACGCCGTATTGGTGGATAACAAAGTCATGTCGGACGGTAAAAAGCTGTTTAGCGCTGACCACAAAAACATGACCACCGGCGCCATTGACGTCGGTAACCTGGATAAAGCCCGTCAGCTGATGCGTACGCAGAAAGAACCGACCACCGGCCGCTCGTTGAACATTCGCCCGGCCTTCCTGCTGGTACCAACCGCTCTGGAAACGATTGCTAGCCAGACAATCAAGTCGGCCAGCGTGAAAGGGGCTGATATCAATGCCGGCATTATCAACCCGATCCAAAATTTTGCTTCGGTGATTGGTGAAGCGCGTCTTGACGACGCTGATCCGGCCGCCTGGTATCTGGCATCAGCCAAGGGCAGCGACACTATCGAGGTCGCATATCTCAACGGCGTTGACGTGCCATATATCGATCAGCAAGAGGGTTTCAATACTGACGGTATCGCGACCAAGGTTCGCATTGATGCGGGTGTTGCCCCGATCGATCACCGCGGCATGACTTACTCCTCCGGCAAATAAGCCAGCAGCGCAAACATGACGGCCCTGACGGGCTTTTTTTATACCTGAAATTCGGCCCCTGTGAGGGGCCGTATGGAGAGTTTCAAATGGCTAAGAATTTCGTGCAAGACGGCAACACCATCGCTATCACGGCCACAACGGATATCACCAGTGGATCCCCGGTCATTGTGGGGGACCTGGTCGCTGTGGCGATCACGGATATCGCCAGCGGTCGCACCGGTGATGGCTTTGTCTCAGGGGTATTTCAACTGCCTAAATTGGCGGCTGATGTAATCCCGGCCGGCAAAAAGGTGTTTATCAAGGATGACGTGGTGCAGTTGGTCGCGACTGACGCTGTGGCCGCCGGCTATGCCTGGGAAGCCGCGGCGAAAGACGTCACTGTGATTGCGGTAAAACTCAATGGCTAATCCGTTTGACAGGATGGCCGCCAGGATGGATAGCGTCACACTTTCCCGGCTCGGTAAGCCTGTCACGCTGGGTGGCGCTGATCACATTGCGGTGGAAGCCCATTTTATCCCTGAATTGCAGGCGATGAGTGGTGACGGTATTTCGTTGGTGATTTTCACTGCGGGGTATCGACCACACCGAAATGACGCGGTGATTTTCACTGGCAAAAACTACATCGTGACGCGTCACCAGCTTTTTAACGGTAAGCCACATATCTGGATTGAATAAGGGGATCGGCATGAAAGGCATAGAGCAGGCCATTCGTAATCTGAACACCCTCAGCAAGTCCATGGTGCCGCGCGCGACGGCGCAGTCATTGAACCGCGTTGCAGGACGAGCAATAAGTCGTAGCACCAAACTGGTGGCCGAAGATGTTCGGGTGCAGCAGAAATTGATCAGGCAGCGTGCCCGGTTGCGCCGGGCCAGTGCCGAACAAAACCCGCCGCGGGCAACGCTCTCGATCAACCGTGGTAATTTGCCGGCGATCAAGCTGGGGGCTGCAAGGTTACAACTATCCCGTCGTGCTGGATTTGTGGGTAAACAGGGCAGCGTCTTGAAGATTGGGCGCTACACCTTCCGCAATGCATTTATTCAGCAATTGAACAACGGCCGCTGGCATGTCATGCGACGTGTTGGTCGATCCCGTTATCCGATCGAAGTCGTCAAAATTCCGTTGGTAACACCTCTGACCAAAGCCTATCAGGAAGAAACGCGGCGTTTGCTGGAAACCGATATGGGCAAGGAAATGGGATATGCCCTGAAAAACCAGTTGCGGCTTTATCTTGCGAGGAAAATTGGATGATTAAGCATGCTGAGATCCGCAACGCGATACTGGACCGTTGTCGCGCAACAATCACGGATGATGTGACCTATTTCGACGGCAGGCCGGCGTTCGTTGATGAAAATGATTTGCCGGCCGTGGCCGTGTTTCTTGATGACGCACGTTATACGGGCGCATCGCTGGACGAGGATAGTTGGCACGCCATTTTGCACATTGTTGTGTATCTCAAGGCGACCCAGCCTGATGCGGCGCTGGATCAGTGGGTAGAAGAGAAAATCTATCCTGTTCTGAATGATATTCCTGATATGGCAAGTCTGGCTGAAACCATGATCCCCGTGGGTTACAACTACCAACGGGATGATGACATGGCCACCTGGGGTGCCGCCGATATTTCCTACCAACTGACCTACACCATGTAAGGAGCCAATAATGGCAAAAACTCCAAATCCTTTGGCGCCAGTAAAAGGCGCCGGGACAACCTTTTGGCTTTATACGGGTAATGGCGACCCGTACAGCAACCCGCTCAGTGATGATGGTTGGACACGGCTGGCGAAAATCAAGGAGCTGCAGCCGGGTGAAATCACTGCTGATTCCTATGACGACAGTTATCTCGATGATGAAGACGCTGACTGGAATGCGACGGCTCAAGGGGCGAAGTCCGCCGGTGAGGCTAACCTGACGTTAGCCTGGAAGCCCGGCGAAACTGGCCAGCAAGGTCTGGTAGCGTGGTTCCATTCCGGGGAGGTCCGTGGTTACAAGGTCAAATACCCGAATGGCGCCGTTGATGTGTTCAAAGGCTGGATAAGCAGCCTGGGGAAAACCGTGACCGCCAAAGAGGTGATCACCCGCTCCATCAAAGTGACCAATACTGGGCGTCCGTACATTGCTGAAGACGGTGATTCGCCAGTCGTGCCTGTCACGGATGTAACCGTCGCGCCGACCACCGCAAACGTTGCAGTCGGGGCAACCGTGGATTTGACCTTTAACGTTCTGCCGACCAATGCGACTGATGCCGGTTTGCGAGTGAGTACCTCTGCGCCGGCAACGGCAACGGTAACTCAAAATGGCAATGTGGCCAAAGTGAAAGGGGTAAAAGCCGGTAGCGTGGACATCATCGGGATGACAAACGATGGTCTGCTGGTGGCTATTGCCAAGATCACTGTGGCTTAATTTTAATATAGCGCCCCGTAAGGGGCGTTTTTTATTGGTGGATTTATGCTGAAAAAAGACACGTTTGACTATGCCGGTCAGAAAGTGGAAGTGAGTGAACTTTCTGGATTGCAACGTATTGATTATCTTTCATTTATTAAAAAATCAGCCGATCAGTTCGATGCACTGCCAGAAGATACCAGTGATTCTGACCGAAACATTGCTTTTACCACGATGCGCCTGCGCATTAACGCCTGGCTGGTGGCCGCATCGCTTTGGCATAGCGATAAAAAGCAAGATGTTGAAACACTGCAGCAGACTATTTTAGTGGAATGGTCTGGTGCGGCGATTGCCGGCTGTAGCCAGAAGGTCTTGGTGCTGAGCGATATGGTACCGGCCGAGGTTGAACACTCAGATACCGATGAACATGCCCTGCCAGATCCCAGGGAAGAGCTCACCCCGGAAAAGCCCTAGCCTCCGAAATCCATTTTGCCATGTGCCTGGCACGCGAGTTTAAGCGCCCGGACTGGCGGCGGATGCTTTCAGAGATCAGTTCGACGGAGCTGGGCGAGTGGGCAGGATATTACCGGGAAAACCGCTTTTCTGACGCCTTGCTCGATGCTGAGTTTTCATCACTCAAGGCAACCATGGTGGCTCTGTTTACTTCCGGTGATGAAGATATTTATCCCGGTGATTTCAGCATATTAACCCCGCCCGAGCCGGAAACAGAGCAAACAGACGATGAACTTATGTTGATCGGGGAGGGGATTTTCGGAGGGGTACGTTATGGCGGAGCAGATTGCTGATCTCGTCGTCAATCTGGATGCAAACACCGTTTCTTTTCAGGAGCAGATGGGGCGCGTTGAGCGTCAGTTGCTTGAGTCTAGCCGAAAAGCGGATGTGTCTACCGAACGGATGCGGCGACTGGCTGAACGCCAGGCTGCAACCATTAGTGGGATAGCGGAAAACAGCGCCGGCGCTACCACCAAGATGCAGGCAAGCCAGGCTATCGCCGTGGATGGCATGAAGGGGAAATGGTCTGAAGCATCAAGGGCCGTGGATGAAACCCATCAACGTATTGCGGAACTTAGCGCCCGTCTTTGTGAAGAGCAGCAGCAATCACAGGTTACCGGGGATGCGCAGGACCGTCTTACAGCATCATTTTTTCGCCAGATCGATGCGATAAGGGGTACGGAAAACAGCCTGCAGGAACTTCGTGTCATCCAGGAGCAAATCCGGGTAGCCAGGGCTGCCGGCAATATTACGCAGGGCGATTACCTCTCGCTGGTGACGGAAACGGTGACGAAAGAGCGTGCTTTGTCTCAAGCAGAACGCGAGGTTACGCAAACCAAAAATGCCTTTCTTCAAAAACTGCGTGATCAGAATGCGCTTTTCCGTTCGTCAGCATCTGAATCAGCAGCGTATCGTGCTTCTCAACTTGGGATCAGCCAAGAAGCCGCTCCTCTTATTGAATCATTACGCCAGCAAGAGGCTGCGACTCGCCGTGAGGCTGATCAAAAACGCGCAGCAGCAATAGCCGCACGTGGTTTGAAGGCAGCTCTTGCGGAACAGGAAGCAGCTGAACGTGCTGCCACGCGTGAGGCTGGGCGAGCACAACGGCAACGGGAAAATTATTTGTCCACGTTGCGTGAACAAGTTGAATTGCAGGGTAAAACAAACGCTCAAATCCAGGAGTATAAGGCTGCGCAATTAGGTATTTCCCAACAGGCAGCACCTCTGATTGCCAAAATCAGGGAACAGGAGAGCGCCTGGAAGGGAGGCACGATTTCGGCTGGTCAATATCGAATGGCTATGCGCCAATTACCGATGCAGATCACCGACATTACAACCTCTTTAGCATCGGGTGCGCCTGTATGGCTGGTTGCCATTCAGCAGGGGGGCCAGATCAAAGATAGCTTTGGTGGTGCCGGTAATGCACTAAAAGCAATGCTCAGTCTGTTAACGCCGGCACGGTTGCTTATCGGTGGCACCGCCGCGGTTATGGGGTTACTGGCTTATGATGCGTACGACAGCAGTAAAAGGATCGCCGATCTTAATCGTGAGCTGGTACGGACCAATGGTGTATCTGGGTTAACCAAACAAGGCCTGCAAGATTTGGTTTACCAAGGTACGGCGGCCGGGCGTTCATTTACTTCAGTGACTGACTCCCTCAAGGCACTGATTGCTGCCGGCGCCACATCGGGAACTAATTTTTCACAGATAAGCCAGGCGATTGCCGCCTATGCGAAAGAGAGCGGCGAAGGGCTGGACGTATTGGCCGGCAAATTTACTGCGATTGCCAAGGATCCAAGCCAGGGAATTTTAGCGCTGAATGAAAGCCTGCATTTCCTTACTGCTGAGCAGTACGCCAACATACGATCTCTGGAAGAGCAAGGTCGGCAGATGGATGCAGTAAAACTGGCCTCTGATCTTGCTGCCGAAGCGATGCATGGTACGGCAGTGAAAATGAAAGCCGAGCTTTCCTCGGTTGAGTCCTATATGCGTACGCTGAAGGATATGGCTGGCGGGATGTGGGATGCCATTACGGGGGTTTTCCGAGACAAGACGGCCGGTGAGGCTACTGCCGAATTGCAATCTCGTGCGGCAAGCATTCAACGGCAGATTGCCAATTCTGAACGCACTGGCTACAACCAGCGCAATGGTAAATTGCAGGCCTGGCGTGAAGAACTGGATTTATTGAATGCTCAACTTGATGCCATGAACCTGCGAAGTGGTGCAGAGAAAGGCATACAGACCGTAGGCCAGCAGCAAAAGGAAAATGAGCAGGAGCGTTTGCGCTTGGCGCAACAGCAAGATGCTCTGGCTACCACACTGCAGACCAAGGAAGAAAAGCGCGCGAAATTAATCAGGCAGACGAATGAGGCCTTCAACAACGGCATCATCAAGACTGCTGCAGAGCGTGATAAGCAGATTCAACGGATTAACGAACAGTTCAAGGATCCAAAATCCCCAAAAGCGCCTCAATACCGAACTCCTGCAGGCGATCGGGCGGCAGATAGTTCTCAATCTGATTTGTTGGCTCTGCAGTCTCAGTTGGAGGTTTTACGGCAACATACTGGCCTGAATGACACGATAAGCCAGCAGCGCAAGGATCTCTGGAAAGCGCAGGCGCAATTCACTGTGCTGGAAGAGGCCGCCAGTAAACGTCAGCTATCCGCACAGGAGAAATCCTTGTTATCCAGCAAGGATAAAGTACTGGCGCTGGCGGAGCAGAAGGCCGCGCTCGGCGATCAAATTGCCCAGCAGGAACGGCTCAACAAACTGCAGGACGCTTCGACCAAATATGTCACTCAAATGGCGGAGAAACAGCAGGCATTGCAGCGCAGTGCCGGTTTGGGGGATCGTGCTGGCCAGCGCGAAAGCACTTTTGCTCAGCTTAGCCAAGGGTGGTTGAACCAGGGCGGGAGCCTGGATGATGCTGGCTATAAGCGCCAGTTACAGGCCGCGAAGGATTATTACGCGGCGGAAGACAGGCTGCGAGGGGACTGGATGGCAGGTGCTTCTTCTGCCTGGAGTAACTATCAGGATCAGGCCGCCGATACAGCCGGTATGACTAAATCACTCTTCACGGGGGCATTCTCTGGTATGGAAGATGCGCTGACGTCTTTTGTGACGACGGGAAAAGCCGGGTTTAGGTCGTTTACTGTTTCAATCCTTTCAGACCTGGCCAAAATCGCGCTGCGAATGGCGATGTCTCAAGGTTTGCAAAGTCTCTTTGGCGCTTTCTCGGGCGGTGCTGGTAACAACCCCGGTTCTGTCCCAATGTTCGCTAATGCCAAGGGCGGCGCATACTCTTCACCTTCGCTGAGTGCTTACAGTGGGCAGGTTGTGAATCAGCCGACGTTCTTTGCGTTTGCCAAAGGTGCTGGCGTGATGGGTGAGGCTGGTTACGAGGGGATATTGCCATTGAAGCGTGGTCCAGATGGTCGTTTGGGCGTCAGTGCCTATAACACTGCCGCGGCAGGCCCGACCGGAGCGGCACCACAGGTGAATATCACCATCGACAGCAATGGGCAGGCATCACAACAGCAAACGGCACCAGGGTTGGAATCGTTTGGCGCTGATATTGGCAACTATGTAGCCAAGAAATACCGTGAGTTACGAGATAAGGATCTCAGTCAAAACGGTGTATTAAACCGCGCTATTCGTGGAGGGAGGGGCTAATGGCACAACTTAAAACGTTCAGCTTTCCACCCCGGTATGGTTCGGCGGGGGAATTTGAGCCGGTTGTCAGGGAAGTACAGTTCGGTGATGGCTACAAACAGGTAACCGGTGATGGCATCAACAGCGAAAAGGAAAGCTGGCCATTAACGTTTTCGGGCCCTTGGTCTTTTATTGAACCGATCGTGTCTTTTTTACGAGAGCATAACGGATACCGTTCATTTCAGTGGCGTAATCCGTTGTACCAGTTGGGGCTCTACGACGCTGGGGCTTTTACCATAACGCCGACCTTTGCCAATGCTCAGGGCCGTAATTATATCCTGACCGTAACATTCACCCGCGCATATCACCCGTAGGAAAAATTATGTCAATCAATGCTGATCTCCAACTGCTGCGGCCGGGGAGCAAGGTCTATTTGTTCCATGTTGACGGCAGCATGTTCGACGGTCCGGAGTTGTTTTTCCATAACTATCCGATCCCTTACACCGAAGATGAACTGATCGCCGGCGGCGGCGATCCTGATCAACTACCTGCGAAATCGATTTGGTGGCAGGGGCAAGAATACAAACCGTGGCCAGTTGAGGCTACGGGGTTTGAAGTGACCAATGATGGCAGTGCACCAACGCCAACATTGCGTGTGGCCAACCTGGACGGAACCATTTCTGCTATGTGTCTGGCATATCAGAACATGGCCCAGGCCAAGGTGACTCGACATTTTACCTTCACTCAATATCTTGACGTTCGTAATTTCCCTAATGGGAATGCAGAGGCTGATCCGACAAAGGAAAAGCTGGATGTATTCTATATCGAGAACAAGACCAGCGAAGATAATGAAGTTATTGAGTTCCAGCTTTCTTCACCGGCAGACCTGCAGGGTATTCAAATCCCCACGCGCCAAATCCATAGCCTGTGCACCTGGTGTATCCGTGGGCAGTACAGAGGCCCATCCTGCGGCTATACCGGCACAAACTATTTTGATCAGGACGGCAACCCGGTAGACGACCCGTCGAAGGATGACTGCGGCGGCCTGCTCAGTGATTGCAAAAAACGTTGGGGCGCGACAGAGCAACTGCCGTTCGGTGGTTTCCCAGGCTCGGCATTGCTGAAGAGGTAATGATGCGTAAACAGATAATCAGCGCCGTTCTGGCGCATGCTCAGGCTGAGTATCCGCGAGAGTGTTGTGGACTGGTGGTGCAAAATGGCCGCCGGCAGCGCTATGTACCGTGCCGCAATCTGTCTCCAGAGCCAACGGAACAATTCAGTTTGTCGCCGGAGGATTACGCTGCTGCTGAAGATGCCGGCACAATTGTTGCGATTGTCCACAGCCACCCTGATGCAACAACCCAACCCAGCCAACTCGATATCGCACAGTGTGACCTGTCACAGTTGCCGTGGATCATTGCCAGTTGGCCGGAAGGTGATATCAGGGAATTGATGCCCACTGTGGGCATCAAGCCGTTGCTTGGACGCCCGTTCGTGCATGGATTCTGGGACTGTTACGCAATTGTCCGGGATTGGTATCAGCTTGAGCGTGGCATCACGCTGCCGAATTTTAAACGGACAGATGGCTGGTGGGATAGAGGGGAAAACCTCTATATGAAACTCTACGCCGAGGCTGGCTTCGTACCGGCTTCGGGCGAGCTACAGGTCGGCGACGTAATCGTTATGCAAGTTCAGGCTCCGGAGCCGAATCACGCAGGCGTATACTTGGGCGATGGGGTAATGGTGCATCACATGTATGGACAGCTCAGTACGCGCGTTCCTTATGGCGGGTACTGGTCAGAAAGGACAATCACCGTTTTACGTTACAAAGGCTGATCTGCTGCTATGATGTTGTGATATTCAGCAAAGGGATATCACAATGAAAAAAATAGTGTTTGTGACTGTAGCAATAGCGACTCTATCAGGTTGTGCGACTCAAGCCGTTTTGCCAAACCAGGCAAAATTAGCCCCAAAGGAAAGAGTTTTTAAATATCAATCTCCACAAGTAAATAGCGCACAACTAATTGTAGTCAGGGATAACGGCTTTTTAGGTGGCGGTTGTTATTTTGGCGTATATGTTGACGGTGAGCGTTCCGCAAGCCTCAATCCAGGAGAGCGAGTGAATTTTTACCTCCCTGCAGGTGAACACAATATTGCGATGAAAGGCGAGGGAAAGGTTTGTATTGCAGACGAGGTTCCTGTTGGTAGGGATATAAATTTGAAACAGAGTCAAACGAAAGCAGTTAGGTTATTCTCCGACCCAAGTGGAAATCTTGATGTGAAGCCACTCCCATTAAATTGAAAATAAACCACCGAAAGGTGGTTTTTTATTGGATATGCGTATGCCTATTTTAATTCCGGAAATTAAAACCATCCGATTGTATGGTGTGCTGGGTGCCAGGTTCGGTCGTGAGCACCGTATTGCCGTGGATAGCCCCGTTGAGGCAATAAAAGCTTTATCAACTATTATCCCAGGGTTTCAACAGTTTTTACTTAAAAGTAAAGAACAAGGCCTCACATATGCGGTATTCGAAGGGAAGCGGAATCTCGTAAAAGAAGATTTGTTTTTAAACTCCAACGGAGCGGATATTAGAATCGCACCAGTTGTCATTGGCAGCAAAAAAGCTGGGGTATTTCAAACCATTTTAGGGGCTGTGATGGTAGTTGTTGGTGTTGCAATCAGCTATTTCAGCGCAGGGACAATGTCAGCCTTTGGTGCTCAGTTGGCATGGGCTGGCGGGGCAATGATGCTTGGTGGTGTGATTCAAATGCTTTCCCCTATGCAGGGTGGGCTCGCATCGCGGCAGGACCCAGATAACAAACCGTCCTACGCCTTTGGTGGCCCAGTAAACACCATTGCTCAGGGTAATCCAGTACCAATCCTATATGGGAAGCGTCGTATAGGTGGCGCTATCATCTCCGCTGGCATCTACGCAGAAGACCAGCAGTAATAAGCACGCTGATTAACAGAACCCGCTCCGGCGGGTTTTTTTACGCCTGGAGAAAAGAATGCACGTTATTGAAGGCCGCAAAGGGGGCAGTAGCAGCCCGAGCACCCCGACAGAATCACCTGATTCTTTGCAGTCCACCTCCTACGCAAAAATACTTCTGGCGCTAGGTGAGGGCGAGCTTGGCGGTTCTCTCGATGGAACACGAATTTTCCTCGACGGCACGCCAATTCTTTCCGCCGATGGGAACGAAAACTTCCCCGGCGTTCGCTGGGAGTTTCGACCTGGTACGCCGCATCAGGATTATATTCCCGGCATGCCGGACGTAGAGAATGAAATTACTGTCAGCACCGAACTAACCAGCGATAGAGATTGGGTTCGCTCGGTGACGAATACACAACTTTCAGCAGTACGGCTTCGCTTTTCTTGGGCCCAGTTGCAGCAGCAGCAAGATAACGGGGATGTAGTCGGGTACCGCATCGAGTATGCAATTGACGTTGCCACTGATGGTGGCGCTTATCAAGAGGTGTTGCGCACGGCTGTTGATGGCAAAACGACGACCAAATATGAGCGCAGTCACCGCATCGATCTGCCGGTGACCACAACAGGGTGGCAAGTGCGTGTCCGTCGCCTGACACCAAACAGCACCAGTAACCGGGTTGCCGATAAAATGGTTGTCGAAGCCATTACGGAGACGATCGACGCCAAGTTACGTTACCCGGAAACAGCGCTGCTGTTTATCCAGTTCGATGCGAAACAGTTTCCTAATATCCCGCAAGTTTCCTGTGAGCCAAAAGGCAGAGTTATCCGCGTGCCATCGAATTACAACCCGGAGACACGGGAATATACCGGGGTGTGGGACGGGACATTTAAAACGGCATGGACGAACAATCCCGCATGGATAACGTATGACCTGATGATAAATGATCGATTCTCGATCGGAACTCGGGTTAAGGCGGAAAATCTGTCGCTGACAAAATGGGACTTGTATCAGATCGGGCAGTACTGCGATCAGTTAGTGCCTGATGGCCGGGGCGGTGATGGGAAAGAGCCACGTTTTCTTTGTGATGTTTATATCCAGTCACAAGAGGATGCCTGGAATGTATTACGTGACATTGCGTCCATTTATCGCGGCTCTACCTTTTGGGCAAATAACGGTATGAATGCCCATGCTGACATGCCCGCAGATGTTAAATACATCTTCACCCGTGCCAACGTGAAAGATGGCAAGTTTACCTATGCCAGCGCCAGCGAGAAAACGCATTACAGCACCTGTATGGTGAGCTGGAGCGACCCGGCAAACGGTTATCAAGATGCGATAGAGCCAGTAGCAGAACAATCACTGATCCGCCGCTATGGCATCAAACAGGCCGATCTGACCGCTATTGGATGTATTCGAAAGTCTGAAGGTATCCGCCGTGGGAAATGGTTGCTTCATACCAACGACAAAGATCGTCTGGTGTCATTTACCGTGGGGCTTGATGGTAAAGTGCCGCTCCCTGGTTGGATTATCGCAGTTGCGGATGAAATGCTTGCAGGGCGCTCACTCGGTGGTCGTATCAGCTCCGTAGATGGTCGCAATATCATGCTTGACCGCGTCGCCTCAGCAGCTGTTGGCGAACGTTTGATTTTGAACCTGCCGAGCGGGAAAGCGGAGGGGCGAACGATTGCGGCGGTATCGGGTAAAACCGTAACTGTTACCACTGCGTATTCTGAGACGCCAGTTGCCGAGGCTGTGTGGGCGGTTGATGCTTCTGACTTGGCGCTGCAGCAGTACCGCGTAACAGGTATTAAAGAAAGCGATGATGGAGCATCGTTCGATATTACCGCCGTAGAACATGACCCGAATAAATACGCGAAAATTGATACTGGAGCACGTATCGAAGACCCACCAATCAGTGTTATTCCGCCGGGCGTGCAACCGCCGCCAAAGAATGTTGCTATTAGCAGTTTTTTTCGGT